TTGCTTGCCGCTCCTTTTTTGTCAGACCAAGAATACGTAGTAACATTAGAGCAGAATAACGGAACAGGTAGGGCTTTCCCTTGGAAAGTATTAAGCCCTTAATATGTTGTTTTATCAATATAGCGCATTACAATATACGCCTGTAAGTGGCGGCGCAAGAAGTTTAATAATCCAAGATTCAAATCATGCTCTTATTTCAGACAATATTGGTTTATCACAATTACACGCTCTAACAATACAAGATGCCTTGCATAGCCAATCTTCAGATAATGTAAGTCTTACACAATTAAATGTGTTGACAGTTAACGATTCGAATCATGGTTTGGTTTCAGACAATGTTGTGTTAACTCAAGAACATGAGTTATCTATTAATGAAGCATTACATTCACACAACTCAGATAACATTAATTTAACCCAAGATCATGCTCTTGTTGTTGATGATGCCTTGCATTCATTATTATCTGACTTGGTTGCATTATCTATTCCATCAAATGCAATTACGCCAAGCGATAGAATTTTTGTCATAAAGGCAGATGGTAGAACGTATGTGATTGAAAGTGAAAATAGAAGGTTTACTATTAATTCAGAAAGCAGAACGTTTACTGTTCATTGAGGTTTAAATGCAAGTTAAAGCAAAAGTTACAATTAAACATCACCCTTTCTACCTGGATGAAGGTGACACAAAAAACGTACCTGATGATATTGGTGAAATGATGGTTGCAAACGGTTGGGCTGAAAATACCGCTACCGGTGAAAGTAACGAGCTATCAAACACCCCTGTTACATTAGATATTGATGATTCTTTATTAGGTGTTACGAGTACAGAGGTTTAATTATGGCAAAGTCAGTAAATGATTTAGTGTTGGACGGTGCTTTTGACATTCTTGACCAAGGCACAATTATGGTTGCGTGTAGCGCGGAACCCTTAACTCGAGCAGAAGCTGTAACAACGTATGCATTAGCTGATACAGCAATGATAGCTGATACAGATTATACAAAAGCAAATGGAGATATCTCCGGACGTAAAGTAACTATAGCGGCTAAGTCTTCAATTTTAGTTGATGCAAGTGGTACTGCCACACACATTGCAATATGTGATGCAACTAATCTTCTATATGTTACAACGTGTACATCACAAGCGTTAACTGCCGGTAATACTGTTAACTTCCCTGCATGGGATGTTGAGATAGGCGATCCAACCTAATGTCATTAGGGACCAAAACAAAAGATCCCGATGCAGTATTAGATTACAAAATCGATTGGTCTACTTGGTTAGGTGCTGACACTATAGCGACTAGCTCATGGGAGTTGCCTCCAGGCATCACTAAAGATAGCGATTCTAATACGACTACAGATACTACCATTTGGGTTTCTGGTGGCAATAAAGGACAAAAATATACGGTTGTGAATCGTATTGCTACTACTGCAGGTCGCACTGATGATCGTTCTTTTGTATTGAGTGTTTCTGAAAAATGATAACAGCAATCAGGGAGTGCAATGAAAATATTTTAACGAGGTAAATGTTATGGGACGCAGAGCAAAACCAGCACAGTCTAAAGTTATCCAGGGTAACTTTAGAAAAGACAGAGACAACCATGGCGCCAAAGTTGAAATAAAAGCACCACCTTGCCCTACATGGTTACCAAAGCAAGCTAAAAAATATTGGAAAGATATTGCGCCTCAGTTAGTTGATGCAGGGCTAATTGGTGTTGTTGATAGCGCTGCGTTTACTGCTCATTGTGATTCAGTTGGCAAGTTTGAAGAGGTTACTCGAAAGCTAAAAACAATCGAAGATACGATAGATAAAACACCGCAAGGTTACCAAGTTCAATCTGCATTATTTACAATTAGAAATAAATTATGGGATCAGGTTTTAAAATCATCTTCTGAATTTGGTCTTTCGCCTGCGGCCCGCAGTAAAGTTAAAAACGTTGGACAGCAACAATTGCCCTTTGGTGGCTGGGATGATGTTTAAATTATGCCTCGTAATTATGTTGCTATTGCAACAAAGTACGCTAAACAAGTTGTTAGCGGTAAAATTGATGCTTGTCTTTATGTTAAGCAGGCATGCCAAAGACAACTTGACGATTTAAAAAAAGAAAAAAAAGCCTGGAAGTATTCTTTTGACCATGAACGCGCAGAGCATATTTGCAGATTCATAGAAAAGCTACCTCACATCAAGGGTAAGTGGGCCAGAGATCGTAAACCGATTACTTTAGAACCGTGGCAAATATTTAACTTAACTACGTTTTTTGGTTGGGTTGATGAGTTTGGAATACGACGATTTAAAACAAACTATACTGAAGTGCCTCGCAAGAACGCTAAGTCAACAATGACCAGCGGTGTTGCATTGTATTGTCTTGCTGCAGACGGTGAAGAAGGCGCCGAAGTTTATAGCGCAGCCACCACACGCGAACAAGCAAAGATTGTTTGGCACGATGCTAAGCACATGGTTGAACGTACTACCGGCCTGCAAATGCGGTTCGGTGTTGATACTTCATCAAATTCTATTTTTGTTGAAAATACTGCAAGTAGCTTTAAACCATTATCACGCGATCAAGGTGGTAACCATGATGGTTTAAATATTAGCTGCGGTATTATTGATGAGCTTCATGCACACAAGACACGCGAAATATTTGATGTAATTGAAACGGGAACCGGATCACGTGAGCAGCCCATTTTATGGTTGATTACAACAGCCGGCTCTAATCGATCAGGTATTTGTTATGAGCAACGCAGTTATACAATAAAAATCCTTTCTGGTGTTGTTGAGGATGATGAGTACTTTGGAATCATCTACACGCTGGATAAAGACGATGACTGGACCAATCCAAACAACTGGGCTAAAGCAAATCCTAACTGGGGTATTTCAGTTAACCCAGAAGATATTGCACGTAAAGCGCGTAAAGCAATGGAAATGTCCAGCGCTCAAAACAACTTTAAAACAAAACATTTAGACCTGTGGGTTAATGCAGACACCGCATGGATGGATATGGTTAGCTGGGAGAACTGTGCCGACCCATCATTAGCTATTGAACAATTCAAAGGAAAACCTTGTTGGTTAGCGATTGATTTAGCCAGCAAGATTGATATTGCTTGTGTGGCCATTGTTTTTAAAGAAGATGAAAAACACACCGGGTTTCTATTAAATTATTTACCTGAAGAAGCCGCAGAAGAAGAAAAGAATAGCCAATATTCGGGTTGGGCGAAAGACGAATTAATAACAATTACACCTGGCAATGTAACTGATTACGGTTATATCGAAGAAGATTTACGTGAGCTAGCTGCTAAATATGACATCCAGCAAGTCGGCTATGACCCATGGCAGTCAAGTTATTTGGCTACACGTTTAGCTGAAGAGGGTTTACCAATGGTCGAGTACCGTAATACGGTGCAAAACATGAGCGAACCCATGAAAGAGTTCGAAGCTTTAGTTGTATCAGGAAATTTTAAACATGATGGTAATGTTGTCTTTAACTGGATGATTAGTAACGTTGTTGCTCATACCGATGCTAAGGATAATATATATCCACGAAAAGAATTTCCTGAAAATAAAATTGATGGTCCCGTTGCCATGATAATGGCACTGGGCATGTCGCAAGTTAACGAAGATGAAGTTCAACCTGGAATAGTGATTTTATAATGTTTCGATTTGGAAAAAACAAGGCATTAAAAAACGAAATAGCTGATCTAAAAGAGCAGGTATTAGGTTTTGAAAACCTTGTTACAAGCGCAAATATATCACCAGATTCTACTGAGTGGCTTTCTTTTACTGGTGGCAATAACTCATTCTCTGGCGGTAACGTGACTGAAAAAACCGCAATGGCAATATCATCTGTTTATGCGTGCGTGGGCTTAATCGGTGGTGCAATAGGCAGTATGCCTCTGCCTATTTATAAACGAACTGAAAAAGGACGTGAGAAGGTTGAACATTACATTCACGCACTATTAAACGACCAACCTCATCCTATATGGTCAGCCCCTGTTTTCTGGGAATATGTTGCTTCATCGTTATTGATGCATGGCGATGGTTTTGTTGAGATTATTCGTAAAACAGAAACAGACAGAAACAAACCTAAAGTTATGAAAATAACAGGTTTTAAACCACTTAATCCGCAAATGGTTAAAGTTGTTAGTGATGGTGATCGTGTTACTTATGAAGTTTCTGAACCAGGGAACAAGTCCCACATAATCAATTCTAGCGATATGTTACATATCCCCGGGCTTGGCTTTAACGGTTTGCGTGGTATGTCTCAAATAAAATATGCCGCCAGAAACAGTATTGGTACCGCAATTTCAACCGAAGAATTCAGCGGCGCATTTTTTAAAAATGGTGCGCGGCCTGATTTTGTATTACAGGCTGACGGCACAGTTACAGATGAACAAGCCCAATTATTAAGAGATACGTGGGGCACCCGTTACCAAGGTGCTGGTAAATCCCATTTACCAGCGGTATTAACTGGTGGGTTAAAAGTCGAACAAATTACGATGTCAGCTGAAGATGCGCAGCTTATCGCAACGCGCCAGTTTCAAGTTGAAGATATCGCTCGATTCTATGGCGTACCACCGCACATGATAGGCCATACACAGAAATCAACTAGCTGGGGAACAGGTGTCGAACAGCTTTCAATTGGCTTTGTTAAATATACTTTACGCCGCCACTTACAAAAGATTGAAAAAGAAATAAATCGTAAATGCTTTGTTAGTAATGAAGAAAATAATTATTTTTGTGAATTCAACGTTGCTGGTTTAGAGCGTGGTGATATTAAGACACGAAATGATGCTTACCGAACTTCATTAGGTCGTGCTGGAGAACCTGGCTGGATGACGGTTAACGAAATAAGACGCAAAGAAAATCTAGCACCTGTTGAAGGTGGTGATGAATTAAATAAAATAGCTGATACAGAATCAGGTGTTAGTATTAGCGATTCAGATTCAACAACAATAAATGAAAAACGTGCAGAGCTTGGCTTAGGGCCAATTGACGGCGGTGATGCCATTTACATGTCATCAAGCATGATACCTGCCGTTGAATTTGAGGCGGAGGATTAATGGCTTTTGGTGAGTTAAGCATTGCAAAAACAATAGCAATGAATGCGCCAAAGTATAAGCGCATTATTGAACCCTTTGGGGACAAGGGAACGGTTGCGCTTTTCCCTGGTATGAAGAAACCGAAAGAACATATTGTTAATATTGAAGATGAAACAATATTTTCCTTAATGGTTTTTCTTCAAAGTTTATCTTCATCCGATAAAAAGAACTTAAAAAGTTATGATTGGGTTGCTTCACCAGAAACATTTGACGCAGCTTTATCTATAACAGCAATAGAAGGTGCTGATTTATTTTATAAATATTTTTACTTGAAACAGTTTGGTGTTAAATCAAAAGATCCTGAACAACCTCCAACATTTGATTTTTTGAAAAACGGTCACGACATGTCAAGCATGTTATTTAGATTGCCCCTAGTGAAAATTGGCCTTAAAAAAGTAACGTTAACAAACGAAGATGCTCTTTCCGTTGTAAATAATTCAGGCGGTTCAGAAACATTTATAATTTTATTACCTTCAACACCAGAACAAATAGAATCCATTGAGTCAAAACTTAGCGGCATTAGCGCTAATGTTTTTTATGCGAAAAAAAGTAAAAGCAACGAAGAGCTGTTTGAGCAGGTCGATAATAGTGGCGACATGATCACCTCAACATTTTCAGCATCATCAATCATGATGGCGACAATGGAAGTAAGAACAAATTACGAACACAAATCAGCCAACAAATTAAGAGTTGTTGAACCAATTGGCGAAAGTGAAGAAAATTAATTTAGGAGATTAGGATAATGCATCCAATGATGAAGCTACTGATTGACAACCGCAAGAAAGGCAGTTTTCGCGCTGAGCACAGCAATGATAACAATGAAGCAACATTATATATTTATGATGTTATTGTTTCAGATGAAGTTGAAGCCGAATACTGGGGTGGTGTAGCACCTGAGTCTTTCATTAAAACATTAAACGAGATAACAGCAAATGTTATTCATTTGCGAATTAATTCACCTGGCGGCAGCGTATTTGCAGCACGCTCTATGGAGCAAGCTTTACGGGAACACCCAGCAAATATCATTGTGCATGTTGACGGTTACGCCGCCAGTGCAGCAAGCTTCCTCGCTATGGCGGCAGATGAAGTGGTGATGAATCAGGGCGGTTTCCTCATGATTCACAAAGCCAATACGGTCGCGTATGGCAATACCGATGACTTAATCAGCACCGCTGATCTGCTTGAAAAAATTGATAACTCACTGGTTACAACATACCAAAACAGAACAAAACAAGAGCCAGAGCAAATAAAGCAATGGATGGCGGCTGAAACATGGTTTGGTGCAGACGAAGCAATTGCACTTGGTTTTGCCGAACGCATTGATGAGGGCGTTAAAGCTGAAAATAAATCGTGGAATTTATCAGCGTATGAACATGCGCCTGAAAACTTAACTGAAACTACAGTTGAACCAGATGAGGGCAAAACAAAATTAAACATGAATGTTAGCGTTATCGATCACGATAAAGCGGTAACAAGTTTGGTTGATGCTGTTGTCGCAGTAATAACGCCAAATAAAGAAACAAGCAACATTCAAAAAGAACCAGAAAACACAACAAACACAGATGAGCTTAAACGAAAGCTTGATCTAGCAGTTGTCGCTTAACCGCTCCCGTGGTTCAGCACATAAATCAAACCGCTTAACGGCGGTTTTTTTATACCTAAAATAAGGAAGCTTATAAAATGCAAAACTTACAAAAACTGCGGGAGCAACGTAACTCCCACGCACAAAGCCTCCATGCTTTACTTGAAGATAATACAGGTGATAAATGGAATGATGGCCATAAAGCCACGTACGACAACACGATGGCCGATATTGAAAATATCAATGCTGAAATTGGTCGTATTGAAGCCTATGATAAATTAATGGTCGAAGAAGCAAAAAACGAAAACGTTTTTGAAGAAGCCGATAAACTTAAAAACAAATCGCGCTCACATGCTTTATTTAACCAATGGGTTCGGGGCGGCGATAAAGCATTAAACGAAGAAGAGTGGGCAGAAGTTCGAAACGTTATGAGCACAACCACAAGCTCTGAAGGTGGCTATACCGTGCAGACAGAAGTTGCCGCTCAAATTGCAGATGCATTAGCTGCTTTTGGCGGTATGCGTTCAGTAGCGGATGTAATTCGCACAGAAAACGGTGCTCAAATCGATTATCCTACAAGCGATGGCACTACAGAAACAGGTGAGCTTATTGGTGAAAATGCTGCTGCAACTGACGCTGATATTGCTTTTGGCACAAAAGCATTAGCAACTTACAAATACAGCTCTAAAGTTGTTACCGTTCCTTTCGAATTACTGCAAGACAGCAATATCGACATGGATGCGTTTGTTGCTAATCGTTTGGCTCAACGTGTTGGCCGCATCACTAATACACAATTCACAACTGGAACCGGTACAGGCCAACCAAACGGCGTTGTAACAGCATCAGGCGTAGGTAAAACCGGCACTACCGGGCAAACAGCAACTATTATTTTTGATGATTTAATCGATCTTCTGCATTCTGTTGACCCAGCTTATCGTGAAATGAATAACTGTCGATTCATGATGAATGATTCATCGTTAAAAATTATTCGTAAGCTGAAAGACAGTAGTGGCCGCCCAATCTTCTTGCCTGGCTATGATGGCTTAGCAGGACCCATGGCTGACACTCTCTTAGGTCACGAAATTCAAATTAACCAAGCGGTTGCAGCAATGGCCGCAAATGCTAAGTCAGTATTGTTTGGTGATTTCAAAAAATATACAGTTCGTGATGTTATGGATTACACATTATTCCGCTTTACCGACTCAGCATACGCTAAGAAAGGTCAAGTTGGCTTCTTAATGTGGGCTCGTGCTGGCGGTCAAATGACAGATGTTGGTGGTGCCATTAAGCATTACGCAAACTCTGCAACATAACCAGCTGATTAAGCTGTTATCTTAAAATGCCCGGATAATCCGGGCATTTTTATTTAAATCTATACAGGATAAATATCATGTCAAAGAAAAAATTCCGTGTACTGGCTGATCAAGAAATTGATGGCATCAAGTACAAAGCAAATGATGTCGTTCTTCTTGAAGAAAAAACGGGTAAAGCATATGACTCACTTGATGGTGATTCTGATGCCGTTGATTATTGTCTAAAAGAGCTTAAGTGTAAGGCAATTGATCATGCTTCTAATTGTAAACAGAATGAATCCGATGTCAGTATGGAAGACATTATTGAAGCAATAAATTTGTTAGATGATGACAATGATGATCATTGGACGTCAGACAATAAACCACAAGTCAAAGCATTAGAAGAAATTTTAGGGAAAGATATCACAGCCGATCAACGTGATGAAGCTTTTAAGTTAATAAACTAAGGTAACTAAGAATGCCTGATGCATTAGACACGGCTCCAGCAGAGGAGCCGGTTGAATTAATTGAAGCGAAAGCTCACTTAAATACAACCAGCTCAGATGACGATACGCTGATTACAAACTTAATAATCTCTGCCCGCACATGGGTGGAAAATTACCTACAGCGCGCACTAATTACTCAAACACGCAGCTTGTATTTAGATAAGTTCAGCAACGAAGTTGAAGTGGGAAATACACCACTACAATCTGTTCTTGCGGTTACTTATACCGACACGGATGGCGCAACACAAACACTGGCAGCCTCTGTATACAGCGTCGATACATTCAGCGTGCCCGGCAAAGTCCGTTTAGCATACAACCAATCATGGCCGTCTACGCGTCAGGACGCAAATGTAGTCCGCATACAGTACAAAGCTGGTTATGGTGATGCAGCAATAGATATTCCGGAACCGATTAAACAAGCCATGTTACTTTTAATCGGCCACTGGTATGAAAATCGTGAACCGGTTGCTATTGGCACCACTACCGCAAATGTTCCATTTACAATTGAATCATTATTATATCCATATCGAGTCATTAGGTTTTAATTATGCGCGGTGGTCAATTACGCCATTTAGTCACAGTACAGCAACCAGCTGACACGGTTGGCAGTATGGGCGGTACCTCCGAAACATGGAGCACTTATTTCACGTTTAGAGCTGCGGTTAGATATGTTGGTGGTGGAGAACGCGCTGGCGCGCAACAAATTATTTCTGAAAATAAAGTTTTATTTAAGATCCGCCATAGTACAGAGGCGGATGCAATAACAACAAAAATGCGCGTGTCATTTGATTCGCGTGTATTTGATATTGAAGTTGTTAAGCCGGTAAAAGAAATGAATCGTGAAGTGCATTTAGTTTGTCGAGAAATAACATGAGCGAAGATGGTTTTGAATTTAAAGTTGAAGGTAACTTAGAGTTAGAACGCGCATTTTCAAATTTAAAGTATAAGCTGCAACGTAAAATAGGGATTAAAGCCTTACGTAAAGGGGCTAATGTTATAAAAAAAGCTGCACAAAACAACGTAAGGAGCACATCACAAACAATAGCAGACAGTCTAACAGTCGTAACAGGCAAAGGGCTTAATGTTTTTGTAACGCCAAAAAAGAAAAAATTAAAAAACGGAATAGTTGATGCGTTCTTCGCCCAATGGGTTGAGCTTGGTACAAAACCACACAAAATTAAAAACACTAAAAAAGGCAAAAAGAAAGTATTGGCCGGAAACGGAAAGTTCTTTGGGAGTGAGATTAATCACCCAGGCACCAAAGCCAAGCCTTATTTAAGGCCGGCCTTAGATGAGAATGCTAAACCAGCGGTAAGTGCAACTAAAAAAGAAATGTTTAGGTTGATGGAAAAGTCGTTAAAGTAATCAACCAGAAAAAAATGATTTTTTACCGCCACAAATAGTGCATCTGCCATCAAATGAATTGCTGATAGAAATAATTATCCAAACAGGTATCCAAAAGCCGACAGAAATAATAGCAAGAATAAGGTGCAATAAATGACTGGTTGATTTACCTAAAAACATAGTTGGTTTGCCACATGTTTTACACTTATGCATTGATTGTTGGGTACCCATAATTTCTCCTTGGAATATTATTGATTTTATATGTAAAGCGTAAGGTGGGGTTAAGTGAAGATCGCATGTATTCACCAATACTGTCAAATACTTTGAGTTAAATATGACCATAGAGACTGCAATTAAAGCCAAAACCGATACTGATATTGCGACGGTAGGTAATCGGGTTTACGCGATTGAATCACCAAAGAACCCAGTGAAACCCTATATTGTTTATAAAAGGATAAATGAAAAACCTGTCTCACTAATAGGTTCCGATACAGACATAATTGAAGCACGCTTTCAATTTAATGCCTATGCAGATACTTTCGAAGCGTCAGTTGCATTAGGTAACGAAATTAAAAACGCATGGAAACGATTTAATGGCGTTCAAAGCAGCGTTATCATATTAGATTGCATGCATGAGAGCACGGTTGATGGTTATGACGATGCTATTGAGTCAAATGTTCGCAGTGTAGATATTATGATTACTTTTAGGGAGTAATAAAAAAATGATTGAAATGAAACATCCGGGTGCTTCTGAATCTATTCATGTTCATGAGCAGCATGTCGAATCTCTTGAAAGCAAGGGATATAAAAAAGTTAAACAGAAGGCCGCTAATAAGCGGTCTTCTTCTTTATCAGAAAATGAAAAAGGCGAGGTAGAATAAAATGGCGAATAAAAAAGGTAGTTCAGGTGTTATTAAAGTTGGTTCAAATGTGGTCGCTGAAATCCTATCGTTTAGTGTAGAGCAAAGCGGTGAAACGATTGAAGATACTATTATCGGTGAAACAGCTAAAACATTTCAACCCGGAACAACTTCATGGAATGGTTCATCAGATGCGCATTGGGATGTATCTGATGCAACTGGACAAGGGGCAATGACTATTGGTGCTGAGGTTGCATTAAACATGTTCCCTGGTGGTGATGGTACAGGTGAAACTCAGCTTGCAGGTAATGCAATTATTACCAGCATTTCAATTAGCGGCATGGAAAATAATGGCATGGTTAAAGCTTCTTTTTCATTCCAGGGTACTGGCGCATTAACTGAAAGTACAGTGGTGTAATTTATGTCAGCTATTTTAGAGAGAGCAACGGAACATTTTCTCAATCGTGTATCAGGTGATATGGAATATGTCTTGGTTCCTGAATGGGGCGAAGATGATAAAAACCCATTAAAGATATATTACAAACCTATGAATCTTATTGATCAGAATAAGATTTATAAATATGTAACAGAAGGTTCTTTGGAATCACTGGTTGAAACATTGATTGTTCGCGCTCGAAATGAAGGCGGCAAAAAAATGTTTAAGCCAGTTGAACGTTCTGTTCTTATGATGAAGGTTGATCCAAAAGTCATTACGCGTATCTGTAATGAAATGTCAGGTGATGATGACAATGATATATCTTCGGATGATGCTGAAAAAAACTCCTAAGAGATTCTAATCTTAATTTTTATTTTGTACTTGCAGACCGGCTGAATAAGTCGGTCTCTGAGGTTATGAATCTCTCACTTATTGAAATAACTTATTGGTCTGCGTACCTAAACATTGAAAATGAGAATTTAAAAAATGGCTAGACTCGGTTCCATTAACATTATGCTTGGCTTGAATACTGCCAAATTAATGAGCGGTTATACCAAAGCAACCCGGGCGACAAATAAGTTCGTTGGGAGAGCTGAAAAGTCATTTAATAAATTACAAAAAAGCTTATTTAATGTACGTACCGCTGTGGGCGGCGTTGTTGCTGCATTAGGCGTTAATAAGTTTCTTGAAACTGCAGGGGCGTTTGAGTCAATGCAGGTTTCATTAGAAACAGTAACCGGTAGCGCAAAAAATGCAGAACAAGCAATGGCTGGTATTCGTGAGTTTGCTACAGAAACACCTTTTCAAGTAAGAGAAATCACCGATTCCTTTATAAAGTTAAAAGCATTAGGTTTAACTCCTTCAGAAGAAGCGATGCGCAGTTATGGTAATACATCGTCTGCCATGGGTAAGTCTCTCAACCAGATGATTGAAGCGGTTGCGGATGCAACCACTGGGGAATTTGAACGATTAAAAGAATTCGGAATTAAATCTAAAAGCGAAGGTGATAAGGTTTCGTTTACATTCCAGGGTGTCACAACGAAGATCGGAAAAAATGCATCTGAAATTGAAAACTATTTGCAAAGCATAGGTAACAAACAATTTGCGGGTGCAATGTCAAAGCAGATGGATACCATTAACGGAAAGATGTCGAATCTTTCTGACTCATTTGATAATTTAATTGTTACATATGCAAACCTAGGTGGTGGTAATGGCGGTAAAGGTGCATTAGATGTGATGATTGATGCTGTTAAATGGTTAACAGATGGTATTAAAGTTTTGCCTTCTTTATTTGTTGTTGTGTTTGGCGAGATGGATATTATCTTTAATAAGTGGAAAGCAAGAGCTAAAGCAATTGGTATTATAATGAGCAATATATTAAGCCCCACAAAAATGGGCGCTTCAATATATGACTTAGAGCAAAAAACACAAGCTGAAACAAAAGCCATAAAAGCTAATGTTCTCGCATATATTGAAGGGGAGCAGAAAAAACAAGAAGCAATTAAAGCAACAATGAATGTAAGCGGCGGCGGTGGCGATAAGGGTTATAAAACAACCGAAGGTTTTGACCCTATCACTGCCATGCAAGAAGAAGCTGCTAAAAAGTTCGAAGTGCTTGATCGATCGTTAATGGCTGAAAATGAGCGTTTGATGTTAGCTCATGAAAATCGCCAATTTATCGTTGAAGATGCTTTTCAAGCCGGGCTCATAAATGAAGTTCGACGTAAAGAAATTCTTGAAGGATTAGAGCTTAATCATCAAGCCAAGCTCGGCAATATTGAAGCTCAAAGTATGATTGCGCGTGAGCAATTTCGTAAAAAATCAGCATTAGATAAAAACAAGCAAGTCTTTGGTGAAATAGCTCAACTTACAGCCGGAGTTGCCAGCTCAAATAAAACCTTATTTGAAATAAATAAAATTGCAGGCATATCTAATGCTGTTATTGATACCTATCGAGGCGTCACACGTACCATGGCAGAATACCCATACCCGCTTAATATAGGTATGGCAGCTTTATCTCTTGGTGCTGGGCTTGCTCAAGTAAATGCTATTCGCTCTCAGTCATTCGGTAGCGGAGGTGGAGCACCATCTATTGCCGGCGGTGGCGGTGGTGGTTCATCAACCGTGAACACAATACCTTTTGAGCAACGCACACCACAAAGTAATAATGAAGTTGCGTCCACTCAGCAAGATACGCTTATTATACAAGGCATTGTTCCAGATCAAATATTTACTGGCCAGCAAATGCGTGATTTTGCAGAGCGGTTGACTGAATCAAATACGCGTGGTGTGAGTTTTGTATGAGTAATCCATTTATTTTATATAACAACCTTTTGCTAAACGCATTGATTATTACCGTTACTAGTGAAGTCGCGGGTTATTTAAAAGAAAATGCATATGATTGGTTGACCTGGAGTCACTGGAAACCTTCCGCTGCAGGAACAGTTTATTACACTGTCGATTTAGGTTCTGCTCAGTCTGTAGATGCATGGGGTGTAGCTAGTCATGATCTTGGTACTAATGGAGCCAGCATTCAATTGCAACACAGTTCGACCGGCGCATGGTCAGGTGAGGAAGTTAGTATCTCTACAGCGACTAGCCCTACGTCAACCGAAAGCATTTTAAAAACGTTTACTTCTGTTTCTGCTCGGTATTGGCGTTGGGAAATTATCTCAGCATCGGCGGCTTCACAGATTGGCCAGCTGATGTTGGGTGTAAGAGTAGAGGCACCGGTTGGTTTAAGTACAGGCTTTGCACCTGATGGTGTCGCACCTCTTTATGAACCTCGTTACAATATTAGTGATGAGGCTGAATTACTTGGCGTTTCAATTTATAAAAAACCAGTTACCAATATTATGAAATTTAAACCGGTTACACCTGCATGGGTTCGTGCTACGTGGGAACCATTTATACGTCATGTTGAACAAGGCAAAGGTTTCTTATATCAGCCACAACCAGATAATTATTCTGGTGAAGTAATTTATGCGGTAGCAGATAAAAAGAAGATTCCAAAACCTAAATATCCATATACAAACTTTATGGAAGTAAGCCTTTCTTATATTGGTGTTGTTTCGTGAGTTATGATTTAGAGAAAGTAAAGGCAGGCCGTAAACCTCTTCGTTTTTGTGAGATTGATTTTGTTAAGTGTGCTAATACCTACGGGGTATCACCTTGTACAGCTACCGGTGCAGCAGGGAGTGAGTGCTATAACACGCAAACATCCTGCCAAGATATAGCCAATTTTAATGGATCTTCTATTTTAACGGTTCGTTTATGTGAGCCTACTGTCGAGCAGCTTGGCATTAAGGCTATTCCTTGTATTAATAAAATTGACACGGCTCACAGTGAGATTGAACCTGGACAGGAGAGCATCGGCAAGTCTGGTGGGTTGGCGATTAGCTGTAATGATTTTCCGGATGCTGATAGAGATACCGATCCTTATTGGGCTACACGGCCTTATAGTGCGATAGAACAAGGTACTTATTTTGGTAAATTGAGAGCAAGAAACATTTATTATCAGAATGCTGTTGTTCGGATCATGTCTGGTTATATTGCGAATAGTTACGATGTGCTAAATTTCAAAACAAAAACGTATTTTCTTGAAAGATTTGACGGCCCTGATAAGAAAGGAAAAATTAAATTTGTTGCTTTCGATATTATGCAGCATCTTAATGATGACCGGGCAACCTATCCAGAAGTAACGGTTGGTAAATTAACAGCAACGTTAGCATCTGGTACCACATCTTCTTTCACGGTTTCAGGCGATGAAACTAAATATGACACATCTAACGGCTCTGTTCGTATTAATGACGAGGTTATTAGTTATACGACCGGGCTTGATAACGCTGATGGCACATTTACTTTTAGTACGCTTACGCGCAGTGTTGATAACACAATAGCTAAACAGCATGAGCTTAATGACGCTGTTCAAAAGTGCGCATTATTCACAAACGCTTATCCTCGTGATATTGCTAATACGCTTTATACCGCTGCTGGTATTTCAGCGACATATCTTGATACAACTCAATGGGATGCAATTGCAAACATTTGGTTGCAAAAAACGTATAGCAGACGCATTACTTCGCCGACAGGCATTACTAAGTTATTAGGCGAATGCCATGTTCAGATGAACTTCTTTACCTGGTGGGACGAGGAAATTAGCAAAGTTAAATTAGAAGCTATTCGACCACCGGATTATGGTTCTATTAATACTTACACTCAGGCTAGCCATTTTAAACGTGACACCGTTGATGTTAAGGAAAAGATAGACAAGCGTGTAACTCAAGTTCACGTTTACTACGCTGCAAAAAATTCTATTGATGGTGATAAACCAGAACATTTTCAAAAGCGGGTTCGATATATTGATGCCAAGGCAGAAAGCGCCGATCAATATGGTGACTCGCGTATTAGAAAAATATTTGCAAACTGGATTAATGATGATGTTTCAGCGGGCGTTTTGTCTGAAAAGCTGGTAAATCGTTTTAGAGACAACGTGCGTATGCTTTTGGTGCATATGGATGCTAAGGATGAAGGGTTAAATACTGGCGATCAGTTTTATGCTTCAACTGAAAAGCTACAAGGTTTTGATGGGGCGGAAGGGAATACTTTATTTCAGGTCGTGCAGCGTGATGAATTAGAGTCCGGTACGCTATATGCGTATAGGGCATGGGAATTATTTTACTTTGGACGGTATGCGTTTATTGGCGCTGCAAGTTCACCAGACTACGGAAGTGCAACTGATGCTCAAAAAAGATCAACCGGATATATCGCAAGCGCTGGCGGCGGGAATTTCACAGACGGCGGTTCTGCATACAAAATCATTTGATACAGATCCAAAAATACTAAATGAAATTATACGGGTAGACAAAGAACGCCGTTCTGGCAACAGTGACAATTCACTACCTGTTGTTAATGTTTCTATTCCGCAAACAGTCACGATTGACTGCCCATTACTAAGGCCGTTTGAACGTTATGCCTGTCATTGCGCAAAATGTGATTATTTTAAAGACATTGTTCAAACCAGCTGGGATGATAAAAACGAAATGAGCTGGTCAAGCAAGTATGCTATTCGTTGTGGTTATGTATTAGAGCGTAAAACTAGACAATTGGTGATTGAATAATGGCAACATATACTGCTGTAACCACAGGTCAGCGCGATGCTGAAAGCCCTGTTGATACGACTTTAATTGGGCAGGTAATTGATAACCCTGTTGCGATAACAGAAGGGGCTCCCGGTTCCCCAAAAAACCAAACAGCATCTTATGCTACTGGTTCAGTTGATCAAGCAGCTATGGGTGTAAGCGCGGTTGGTCAATTAGAATTAAAAGAAACGCAAGGTGTTGTATCTAGGAGTGGAACAACAAGTAGCGCACTTTATACACTTCCAGGAGGTTCTTATGGCCTTAGAACATCGGAAAGATACTTTGTTAATTCAGGCGGCAACGCAGGAATGTCATTTAGTTATGGAAATCAAGGTTCCGGTAACACGGCTTATTTTGCAGCAAATAGCGATACAGGAATAATCAATCAAGTTTCTCTATATGTAGAAAATAACGCGGCTACAATGTACGTGTATTCTAGGTACATACAGGCATCCCCGCCATATGATTTAGGTGATGGTATTGTAGGTAGATTTATTTTTGCCGTTATAGATAATGCAACAAGCAAAGTTGAAAGTGTCTACCAAGCTGCTGAAGCTCCGTGGCATTACAGTGGGCCGACAGATATTCGGGGTAAATTAGTAAAAGACGGGAAGAAATACAGAGTAAGAAAAGATATGAGTTCTATACCTGCGAGTTTAGTAGCAGCTAAAAATAATCCAGCTGCATTAGCGGCGTATGCTACCGCTTTTAAAAACGCACCGTTAATTCAAGAAGAAATAACTCAAGAAATAAAGCAAGCTGATATGGGTTTAATTCCACATCCGTTTATGGGTAATGATTTAACAGGAAAAACGGTGGTTATGCTTGACCCCGTTTCTGATTTGAATCACGAATTATCTGAATTATGTGATCAACACGACGAATTTGATCTAAACGAATTACTGCATGACGGTGCCTTGGTTATTTCTAACATAGGTTTAAAACGTTCAGGTCCTAAAGGAATATTAATACCTTCATTCAAATGGAAAAAAGCAATATAAAAAACCTACAAAGGAAGACTCATAATCAATATAATTATTAATGACCAACTATACCTAACCAGCTTTACGCTGGTTTTTTTATATCCGATGGCAAGTATGACTGGGTTCTTTTATCTTGCAGCGATGAACTTAAACTGGAGACACTCTAATGAAAAAATATTTTTGGAACATGCTTATATCAATAGACCAGCTCATTGCTGTTTTGTTTTCTCCTGTGCTTAATTTATTTATTAGTGGCGAGCATAAGTTTGGCGATCCTGATGAAACTATAAGTTCTGTTTTGGGTAAGAATATAAAAGAAAACAAATGCTCTGTATGTAAAGGCGTTTGCTACATTTTAAATTTTTTTCAGACTAAGCATTGTCGCAAGTCTATTGAGTCGGATGAAGGTAATGCTGAGTGATCATGTTTAAATTAAGTAATACATCAATTAAAAATCGAGAAGGGGTTGACCCTAAGCTGATTGAAATAAACAATTTAGCAATTCAAATCACAAAAATTGACTTTGGCGTTCCCGGTAATGGCGGATTACGGACTGCAGGAGCACAAAATCAATTATTCAAAGAAGGGCTATCAAAAGCAGATGGTTATGAAGACTTGAGTCTGCATCAGTCTGGTAAAGCTTTAGATTTTTATGCATACATTGATGGCGCTTCAAGTTGGCGACATGACCATTTAGCCATGGTTGCTGCTGCTCATTTACAAGCTGCTTCAATGCTGGGCTACAAAATCAACTGGGGTGGGTTATGGAAATCCACCAAAAAAACTAACGGTATTCCCTATGGTTGGGATATGGCACACATTCAACTGGAGGAATAATCATGGATTTTGGTAAATTATTTGATGCAATTAAAGGGCCACTATTATCAGTCGCTTCAACACTAATACCAGGTGGACCACTCATACTGGGCGCAGTAAACGCGATGCTGCCGGACGATGAGAAACTACCAGAATCCGCAACCGGCACCGATATTCGAAATGCAGTAAACCAACTAACCCCAGAACAACGTGGTTCGTTAATGGAAAAGCAACTTGATGTTGAAATTGCAGAAATTAAAAGCTGGGAAGGTATTCAAGCATCACTTTCACAGGCTGACGCAGCCGGTTCAAGCACACGGCCCTACATCGCATTAATGATGGCATGGATTGTTGCCATTGTGGTTTCTTTATTCACTGCAGTATGGGTTTACGCGATTTTTAAAGATCAATCTGATACATTAAAAATATTAAGCGACTCATGGCCAATGATGTTAGCTGTTATTGGCACACCTACTGCATTACTACGCGCTTATTTTGGTATGAGAACAAAAGAAAAAACCGCCAGATACAGTGTAGCTTCTGGCCAGCCTGCCGGCACTATTGCTAATTTAATCGGTGCTTTTCGAAAGTAATCCGGAAACCCATTAATTTTAATGATTTAGCCACTTTTTTAGCCACTTTGGATCAAAATCATGTAAAATCCCGCAAGTTTAAAAACAGCGGATCTAAATGAATCAATGACTTATGCCTTACCTGTGCTTGCATATATATAAGGTGTATAGTTCGAGTCTCTCCATCCGCACCATTTTTTTCTAAAAACAAATAATTTCTGATTGAAATAGAGGATAAAGGCAATGCAAGTTTCTGTTGAAACCACCGATGGTCTTGAGCGCAAAATTACAGTTGCGATTGATGAAGAACGTATCTCCACAGTTGTTGATGGTCGTCTTCAGGACATGACAAAAACCGTTAAAGTAAAAGGTTTTCGTACGGGTAAGGTGCCTCTAAAAATTGTTAAGCAGCAATATGAACAACAAGTTCGCCAGGAAGTGGTCGGTGATGTCCTGCAGTCGACTTTATATGAAGCGATTGGACAGGAAAAATTGAATCCGGCAGGTCAACCACGTATCGATTCGCTTAAAAGTGATCCAGGTCAAGGCATGGAGTACACCGCTTTATTTGAAATTTATCCGGAAGTGAAATTAGGCGATTTATCAAAAGAAACGGTTGAAAAGCCGGTTTCAGAAATAACGGATGCTGATGTTGATGAAATGTTAGAAACTGTTCGT